GAGGCCGCCGACATGGCGTGCGAGTTCGTCCTGGTCGCAAGGAAGGCTCTGGGGGAAACGTGAACCTCTCGAAAGTCCACCGAACGCGCGGGAATCCGGAGAACGACGAACGGCATACGCTGGCCTCTACCTTCGACCCGCTCGATCGCGCCCACGGCCCGTTCACGCTAGACGCCGCCGCGACGCGGAAGAACGCGAAGGCGAAGTTCTATTTCACCAAAGAGCAGAACGGTCTGAGACTCCATTGGTTCGGAAACGTCTGGGTTAACCCACCCTATTCTCGCCTCGACCTCTGGGTCGCGAAGGCTTTCGACGAGGTCTTCGTCCTGAAGCGCGCCGAGAAGGTCGTCATGCTCCTGCCCGCGAACCGGACCGAGCAACCATGGTGGCAGACATTCATCGAGCCCTATAGAGACTCGGGTCAGGGAATCCGGACCGTCTTTCTCGAAGGCCGGAGAACCTTCGGGACGCCCTCGAAGCCGGAAGGAACGGCCGGGACGCCGTTCGCATCGGTCGTCGTTATTTTCGAGAGACCTCAGGAAAAGATTTTCACAACCGTCGACTCGGGTATATACAAGCGAATCGACAAACGCATAGACAAAGGGGACGAAAAGATGGCCGAACTAAAAATCTCGATTCTCGCCGGAGAGGAATCGAAAAAATTCCTGGCGGCGCTCACCAAACAGATCGACCGGATGGAGGCTCTCGCGACGCCTCCGTCGGCCGAAGTAGCCGCCGACGAGGACTTGGACGACACCGACGATGAAGAGGTCGCGAAGGCGAAGAAAGTCACTATCGACTCCGTGAACGACGCCTGTAAGAAGCGCGCCGCTGCCGGAGGAAAGAAAGGCCGGGCGGAAGTCCTCGCAATTCTGAAGAAGAAGTTCAAGACGGAATCCGTCTCGGATCTCGAACCGGAAGACTACCAGAAATGTATCGACGCCATGGCGGTCGAGGCGTGAGCCGGTTCGACTACGTCCAGTACGACGAACAGGCCGCGATGAAGCAGGAACACTTCAAAGGTCTGGTCACCGCGCTGGAAGCGAAGGTCGAGGAGTACCTCCCGAACGGGAGAGCGAAAGCTCTCGTCCTCACCAATCTCGAAGAGGTCTATATGTGGATCGGAAAAGGAATCCGCGACGAGCAGATCGCGCGGAACGGCTCCGCGCCTCTTCAGGAGAGACGAAAGGACGGATGAAGAAAAAGAAACGAAAAGTTATCCAGATTCAGATGATGCAGAATCCGGCCGACCCCGGTAAAGGCTATATGGTCGCGCTCTGCGACGACGGCACTATGTGGGAACGTATCGGACAGAGTGTCTGGAGACAGATAAAGGCCATCCCTGAATGACCGACCCGTTTCTAAAACTCCTTCTCGCTCGAAAACAACACGAGTACCCGCAACACACTCCGCGCGGTCCCGGGCCGACTGCTGGCTTGGCGGGCCCGGGCCACGCGGAAAGGGCGCATTCGAAATACGCCGCTTCGGGGGCCGAGAGATGGATGAGCTGCCCGGGGTCGGTCGCTCTCTCGGAAGGGCTTCCGGATAAGTCCTCGGCCGCCGCAGCCGAGGGGACTCAAGCCCACGAGGTCCTGGAGGCCGTGATGAAGATAGAACTCTCCGGGAATTCGGAAGCGGTCCTAGCGGAGACTCGCGAGACGCTCGCTCGCGCGGGCCTGGAAAAGTTCCAGCACGCCGTACAGACCACCAAGTTTATCGTCGGCCTTCATAGGCGGACGCCCGGCTCCGAGTGCCTGGTCGAGTCGCGCGTATACCTCGACTTCATCGACCCCGAAATGTTCGGAACATTCGACGGCGCGGTCGTCGACCATTTCGGGACCCTCCACGTTTTCGACTATAAGTACGGGAGCTGGACGGTCTCGCCGAAAGAGAATCTCCAGCTCATTTTCTATGGTGTAGGTCTCGCGGCGAAATACCAGTGGAACTTTTCCAGGGTCCGGCTCTGGATCGTTCAGCCTCGCTCGCGCGGTTACGACGGCCCGGTCTTCTGGGAGTTCCCGATAACGAACGCGCGGGCTTACGTCGAGAAATTCCGGCGCGGCGTCGAGCGCGCGAAGAAGGAGCCCGAGACTTTCGTCGAGGGGCAGTACTGTTTTTTCTGCAAGGCGAAAAGTATCTGTCCTCTGAAGCTCGCGAAGAAGCGCGAAGAGGCTGGAAATATATTTACAAACGTCGAGCCCCGGATATAGATTTTCCGAATCCGAAAAGCCCGAAAAATCCGAAAAAGGAGAAACACCGATGGTAGCGAAAAGACCGAAAATCAGCGACGAACAGAAAGCGAAATGCCGGATCATCACGCCCGAGTTCCGGGTCAGTTATCCGCATCTCTTCGAAGCGCACGCGATGGACACGGCTTCGAAAAAGAAGTTCTCCGTCACCATGCTCTTCCCTAAAGACGCTCCCGTCATCGGGCAGACTATTGACGGGAAACCCCGCAAGCTCGTCTCCGCCATGAAGGCCGCGAAGCTCGCCTATTTCGGGTCCGAGGAGAATTTCCCGGAAGAACTCGAATCCCCGACCTCGGACGGCGACGCGAAAAAATACGCCGATAAACCGGGCTATCCGGGACACTGGGCGATCAAGGCTTCGACCGGCGAAGACCAGCGCCCCGGCATCGTCGACGCGAAAGGGGTTCCTATCACGGAAGCCTCCGTTCTCTACCCTGGCTGCTACGCGCGCGCGTACATCTACGCCTACGTCTGGGAGTTCGGATCGAAACAGGGCGTCGGCTTCATCCTGGACCACGTCCAGAAACTCCGGGACGGGAAAGCCTTCGGCGGCAAGAAGCCGGTCGAGCAGGTCTTCGCGCCCGTCGTCTCCGCTGACGAGGACGAGGATGCGGACGACGCTGAAGGGGATTTCTTATAGATAATTTTCGGCCCCGGGTCAGATACTTTCGCTAGGGTATCCAAGTTCAGGGGCTGAAAAATGCGAGGGCCGACGGAAACGGGCGGAGAGACCGGGAAAAAGATTAACCGTCCTTATCCCGTATACTCCCGATAACCGTACCGTCGGCTCCCGCTCAAGGACGAAAATGATCAAACAGGGAAATCTGATTTTCGTTAAGGAAGCCCAGAACGGAACGGCTCCGGGCTGGCAGGGCGTGAAGTTCCGTGGCTTCGGTTACGGCTTTCTCCTCGGCACCATGAGCCCGACACAGGCCGAGCCGCCCGACATCGTCATTTCTATTCAGCTAGGTCAGATCGGGCTCATCCGTCTCGACGACGTGAAGGAGTTTCTCGGCGACGAGCTGCTCGCCGAGTGCATAATGAAATGGCAGGCGAAGTACAACCCGGTCACGGCTCCCCCTAATGGTGCCGATCCGGACCGGCCTGCGTTCCCTGGTCCGCCTCCTTTGAAGTTAGAAACCCCTCTCGAAAGGAAAAATAGTCATGGGCCTGATTGAATTTCTGTTCCTACTCGTCGTTATCGGCGTCGTCATCGGTCTGATTCTTCCGAAGATCCCGATGGACTCCACCATCCGGCAGATAGTCTATGTCGTCGTGATTCTCGTCGTCATCTGGATGTGTCTGGGGTACTTCGGCCTCGTCTCCGGCGGCCCGATCTTTCACGGGCGCAGTCGGTTGTGACCTACGCGCTCGTCTGCCGTCTCTGCTTCAGGACGTTCATGCGGTCGACGGGGCTTCCGCCGCGTCTTGCGTGGCAGACCTGGAAGGAACAGGCAGAGGCGCGTCGATGAAACGCCGCTTGACCGGAGACTTTGAGTCGAGGAGTCGGTCTGACCTGAAAAAAGAGGGTGCCTATAAGTACAGCCTTGATAAGTCTACTCAACCGACCTGTTTCGTCTTCAAATTTCACGGCGACCCGAAAATTTATTTCCTCGATTTCAAACTGATAAACACTCCTTGGGCGAAACTTCCTCGCGAGATCCGCGACGCTTGGAAGAAAGCGATCCTAGAAAGATACGAATTCTCCTCTCATAATGCCTTCTTCGAAAAATGCCTGTACTTCAATATTCTGGTGAAGAGACTCGGTTGGCCCGACTATCCTCTGGAACTTTTTCGGTGTACAGCGGCGAAAGCCGCAGCTTGCGCCCTTCCGAGAAATCTAGCAGGAGCCGGAGAGGCTTTGAATTTGGCGGTTCAAAAAGACTTTCGCGGGTATCAAGCTATGCTCCGAACCTGTAAGCCCTCGCGCGAGTGGAACGCCTGGCATAAGATGAATCTGGAAATCGGCAAGCGGACCGCCGCCGGGAAGAAGCTCACGCCGAAGCAGAAGAAATTTATCGAGGCCCGGGTTCCCTGTCCGCCGGAATTTATCGAGCCCGACGCGGACCCGGCCGTCTGGAACGTGCTCTACGAATACTGCAAAATCGACGTGCTCGCCGAGGAAGCGCTCGACGACGCGCTCCCGGATCTAATCCCGGAGGAACAGGAAATCTGGCACATGAATCAGCGGATGAACTGGCGCGGCCTGCGCGTCGACATCCCGACCGTGAAGAAGATCGTCGATATCATGGAAACAGAAGGCACGCGGAAATTAAAAGAGCTGGACCGCCTCACCATGGGGCTCGTCAAGTCGCCGCATTCCCGGAAATCCATCTTCGAGTTCCTCGCTCTCGAAGGGGTCGAGATCCCGAACCTTCAGAAAAATACCGTCCAGGATAAGCTCGACGGTTTCGACCTGTCGGACGACATGAAGCGGCTCCTTCAGATTCGTCAGGCCCTCTCGTTAGCGAGCACGAAGAAGTATCAGAGCTTTCTCGCGCGCGCAGGCGATGACGACCGCGTCCGGGACATCCTTCTCTATCATGGTGCGAGTACCGGGCGTTCGGCCGGGACCGGCATCAATCCCTATAATTTCCCGCGCGGCCTTCTCACGGTCGATCCCGCGCGCCCTTACGCCGCCGTCGAGAACGTCGTCGAATGCGATCCGGAGATGCTTCGCCTCCTCTACGGCGACGCCCTCGGGATTCTCTTCTCTTCCGTCCTGCGGAACATGATCATCCCGTCCGAGGGCTGGGAACTTTTCGTCGCGGACTTTTCGAAGGTCGAAGTTGCCGTCCTCTGGTGGTTGGCCGGGAACGAAGCGGGCCTTCAGATTCTCCGGAGCGGAAAAGATCCCTATATCTACCAGGCTGCCGCCGATACGGGGAAGACCTACGAGGAGGTCGAGCGAGCCGTCGAGCGCGGGGAACGCTGGGCGCTCGATGCCCGACAGCTCGCGAAAGCGGAGATTCTTGGTTGCGGCTTCGGTATGGGTCCGCCGAAGTTTCAGAAGACAGCGGCGAATCCGCCGTACCTTTTGAAACTGTCGCTGAAGCAGTCCACGAAATCCGTCCACGACTACCGAAAAGCTCATGCGGCGGTTCCCGCGCTTTGGAAAACTCTGGAGGCCGCCGCTGTTTCGGCTGTCGAAAATCCTGGGAAAACTTTCAAGGCCGGGCGCTGTAAACTTTTCCTGAAGGACCGATTCCTCTGGATAGAGCTTCCATCAGGAAGACCTCTCGCTTACCGGGAGCCTCAGATTTCCTGGAGAGTCCGCGAGTACGAGAAGATCACGGAGACCGAGAACGCCGACGGCACGGTCACCGTCACGTCGGAGACCTGCTGGACGGAGCCGATGAAGACCCTAGAATTCTGGGCTGTCGATTCGAAGACGAAGAAATGGGTCCTGGAGAGAAGCTGGGGCGGGACCTTGACGGAAAATTGTCTCGCTGCTAGAACTCTGGTCTTCACGTCGAATGGGGTAAAAAGAATAATCGACGTGACCGAAGACGATTTAATCTGGGACGGAGAAGAATGGACAAGGCACGGAGGACTTCTCTATCGAGGGGAAAAAGAAACTGGGGAATGGCTGGGAGTCAGCCTCACGCCGGACCACTTGGTTCTCGTTGGCGGCTCGTGGCGAAAAGCGATTCACTTGGACGAACGACTTACGGACGAAGCCCTAAAGTCGGGGCGACGTTCGGCGGTCTCGTCGTCCTTTCGGCAGCCGTCGGGAATGGCGGAAAAACTCTCTGTCGTTGCCGTTGCGGGGTCGAGATACCCGTCACCAATCGGAGTCTCTACCGAGAGCATTCTCTACGCTGTCAGAAATGCGGACACCAGAAAGCGGGGAGGAGTCGGGCGGCGAATCGAGGATACCAGGAGATCATATCTGATCCCGAACTTCTGGCCGTCTGGCTCCATCGTTACACCGGAATGGTGTCGCGATGTCATAACCGAAAGGCGAAGACTTTTCCGAACTACGGAGGGCGAGGAGTCCGGGTTCATCCGCCGTGGAGGAAAGATCGAAAGGTTTTTCTTCTGTATATTAAAACGCTTTCAGACTGGGATAAAAAAGGTCTCGACCTGGACCGGCGAAATAATGAGGGAAACTACGAGCCCGGGAATCTGCGCCTCGTGGATCGGAAAATTAATTGCCGAAATCGACGGTCTACTCGATACCTCAGTTTCCGGGGAGAAACGATCTCCTTCTGCGATTTCTGGGACCGATTCTGCCCGGGATGGGCGAGCTATAATGCGATCGCCTTTCATCTTAAAAATGGAAAAAGCCCCGAGCAGGTCGTGGAAATCTACCGGAAAGGTCGAGCCCGTCTTCGACCTGAAGAACTGCGGCCCGCGTAGTCGTTTTATGATCCTGACCGAGGAAGGCCCGGTCCTCGTTCATAACTGTACGCAGGCGACCGCGCGCGACCTGATGCTCCCCGCCCTGCTGCGGCTGGAGAAGCGCGGGTACCGGCCGCTCCTCGAAGTCTACGACGAAGGGATCTGCGAGCGGAAGAAGGGCGAGGGGTCTCTGAAAGAGTTCGTGAAGATTCTCTGCGAGATCCCCTCGTGGGCTCCGGGGCTCCCCGTAGAGGCGAAGGGCTGGGTCGGCCCTCGGTACCGGAAATGACGAAAGCGCCGAGCTTGACACGGTGCCCGCCCCACGATCGGGTAGTCTTCGCGCTGAAAGCGGGCGGTCATCTGACGGTCTGTCTCGACTGCCGGAAAGTACTCGTGAAGCCGCCGGGGGATTTCCTCCTGAGCCCGAAGGAAATCCGAGCGCTCGTCGCCTTCGCGAGACACTTGCGGACTCACGAGAGCCGGAAGAAGATAAAGTCTGAATGAGGGGCCGGAATGCAGATGATCGAAAAAGAAAGCCCCGAGGTGACGGCCGAGAATCTAAAAGTCGTCGCCGTCGCTATCGGCGAGATGTACCGGAACTACCAGGAGGCCCAGAAATCTCTCGCGGCGGCGGAGAACCGCGTCTGTGACGATTTCCGGAAACTCGATACGCTCCGCGCGGAGTTCGGGCGGCTTCTAGGGACCTGCTCCGTCCCCGTGCTTGAAGAATTCGACACGCTGATGGGCTACCCGTTCTCTGGGATCTTCGACGCCTTTTCTATCGAAATTCGAAAACCGAGAGAGCCCGCTCAAAGCGCACAGTAGTCTTCTCGCCCGATATGGTGAGGGTCACGTCCACGTTCTGGAGTTCGCCGACGTTGAGAAGCGCCGAGACCACGGAGGTTATCGGAACGGAGAATTTCCCGAGAACCGCAGGCGCGGTGATCGAGACCTCAGCCCCACCACGGGTGAGATGTTTTATCGTCCCGTCCTGGTTCGGAAGAGAGACGTTGATTTCTGTACAGTAGGTGAGATCTATCGGACCCCCGCCGTTACAGTCGTCATCCACGACTTTCAGGTTCATCGTTTTCTTATCGCCGAGGAAGATCGTAAATACCGGATTCATTTTAGTGGCTCCCACAGTTGACGACGCCGACGATGCTCTGGACCGGAGCGATGAGGTTCATCGCGACGATGCTCTCTGACCCCTGGATATAGTCTGGGGAAAGATCGGTGTAGTTGAAATCCGTATAGACCGACTTGACGATGATGTAGTTCTTTCCGGCTTCCGCCGTGAACTTCCCTCGGTATGTATTCCCGTACACCAACACCATGGCGAAGGGTGAGAGAAGGAGAACCGGCGCGGAGCCGGTGTCATCGTAGACGGTCATCGCGACGGGGAGGTCGTTCGCATCGAAGGTGATCTCGAATGAGAGCGGTATCCCTGCTTGTGCTAATTCCATAAATTCTCCCCTCCTCTAGGGTACCGAGCTGCTGAAGATGGGCGACCCTACGGCCGCGCAGTTATTTAAACCTTGAGTATCGAGATAGTTATTTTCTACTCGCCACCACGAGGTGGGGGAATACGCCGCGAGAGAAGCCGGGTGTCCGGCATTGTAGATCGCCAAAAAATCAGAATCAGGAAGCGCCGTTCCGTTGACGAAGAAAGCTTCGTCGATTTTGCCGGGCAGGCTTGTCCCCTCTAATTTTGAGTATCCGATAGTAAAGGGCTGCGTGCTGCCCGAAGTGCTGGTGGTGAGCGTGTTGAAGTAAGCGTTCTTTGGTTGAGCCACTCCGTTGACGTAGATTTCCGTGCCCGAGAAGGTCCCGTCCGTTTTAAATCCAACGTGCTGCCAGGTATTGTAGACGACGGTATTCGCCGGAGTGTTAATGAGGAGTGTGCTCGCCGGGTACAAGCTCACCAAATAAAGTTCGAGGTCCTTAATAGCGATATCGTTCGTCATCGTAAAGGTCATGCCCTTATACGTGCCGCCGTTGTTGGTGTTTCCGACGATAACTCCGGCCCCCGTCGGGTAAATCCAGGCGCCGAAGGAAACCGAAACGCTGTGGTAGTCCGGGTCTAGACTCGCGCCTCCCCCACAATCGATGTAGTTCGTTCCGCCCGAGAGATCCGAAGAGTAGAGATCCTGAAACGACGGGGTCGAGAGAGTCTTGAGGGGCGTGAGGAAATTCAGTCCCGCGAAGGACTGCGAAGAAAAGAGCAGAGCTATGAGGAAAAGAATTTTCATTTCAATAATTCTGGGAAAAACTTCCGTAGTAACTTGTCCCATCCCAATACAGATTGATGAGGTCCACTTTCGAGGCAGTAGCGGTTATCGTCGGGGCCGTGCCTCCGGACCATTTCACCGTGCCCGGCCACGTGACCGTGAAGCTTCCCGCTCCCGTCGCGATTCGGATGACGTATGCGCCCCCCGTTTGCGGATTGGTTAGCGTAAAAGTCGTATTTCCGGTGAGCGTGACCTTCTGCGCGCTCCCCGTAGAGAGGTCAATAGTGACTGCGGTACTAGAGTTTCCCGCATTATGTTCGCTGGGCTCGACGTGATAATTCCCGTACGTGAACTGACCGCCGAGCAGCAGGGACCCGGGGGTCCCCCAGTCGAGCGCGAAGTTACCGTCCGAGAAATTTAGTTGCCGGGTTCCCCACTCTACGGAAACGATCCCGGCCTCGTCGTAGAGCGTATCGTCGTCGGGAACGACGACGGCCGCATTCCCGCTCGTATAGAGGCTTCCTTTTATTTTCCCTGCCGCCGTGAGGTCTGTGACGTTCACCGTGCCGGTAAATGTCGGAGACGCGAGCGGTGCCTTCGCGCTGAACGCCGCGAAATCCGCAGCCGCGAGACAGCCCGAGAGTGACCCGGTAGCTACGCGACACGAGAGGGTATTCGTCGTCCGGATAAGCGGAGCCGTGAAAGAGAGCGCGGATTCTTTCATATTGAACGTGTCGTATTCGGTCTTCGAGATGAGCCCTGCGTTCACGCTCGATACGGACGCCAGTGGGAGATTCAAGGTGTGTACGGTTCCGGAAGATACCCACGCGGGCGCGGTTCCGGTGCTTCCTGGCCTCGCGAAAGTCTGAACGGCCCCCGTCAATCCGTTTAAGGAAGTGATCCCGCTCCCGCTCGACCCAGGAATACAGGTCAGGATTCCGCTCGACTTAATCCCGATTGCGTACTGCTGCGGGCCTGTCGGACAGAGATTTCCTTTTATCCCCGGAGAGTCGGCGAACCCCGACAGGGGGCGGAGCAGAAGAGCGAGAAGGAATAAATTTCTCATGGTGCGGAGACCTCGGAGCATTGGATTTCGTATTCGCGTAACTTTGCCGTGTCTTCTTCCGAAAGGCACGCCTTTCTCGGGAGCCCGGGCTGGTCGAGGAACTGCCAATTCAGGAACGGGTAGGGGATCGGAGCGCGGGGCGCCTCGGCGGCACACCCCACGATGAGACAGAAAACGAAGACCATGAGCAGTACCAGCGCCACGGCACAGAAGACCCGGATAGGATCGAATTTCTCAGGTCTTCGGTCGGGCATTGAAAAGCTCATTCAATTTCTTCGGGTCGTTAGAAGCGAAAGCGTTGTGGATCGTTTTCACGTCCTCCGCCGTTTTCCGCTCTACTCCGGCCGCGCGAAGCCGGGCTTCGAGTACCCGGAAAAGCCGGAGAAGCTCTGGAAGAGCTTTCAGGAACTCAAGCATCAGAGTCTTTCTTCTTCGCATTGAAGAAGGAAAAGAACTTCAGATAGTACATGATTTTCCCGTCCTTAAAGGCCGCGAGCGCGTTGGAAATCTGAACAAGCTTCGCGATATTGAAAGCGCCGATGAGGGTATTTAAAATCCCTACCAGACAGACGACGACGGCCGTCATGATTGATCCGATGATGCCCGCGTAGAGGAGAAACTTCGAGATGACCGGCCCCACGACGGGGAGTTTTTCGGCTGCCATCACCAGCTCCTGCGCCCACGGCGGAGGCGCGGCGGGTTCCGCGACCGCTACGGCAGGCCCCGGAGGAGTGCCTACAGGGACCGGCGTCGGGATAGGCGCGGGTGCGCTCGCCGTTACCGACGATGGCTGGATATCGGCGGAGGCCACGTTGACCGCGCCGTAGAGAGAAAGGACCAGGACGAAAAGCAGAATTCGGATACCGGTCATGGGGTCTCCTTCTAGGGAATCGTATTCAGTGTCAGAAGCCTATCGGCTCTCTTCGTCCAACCCTTTCGGTACTTCTCGTTCGTGGGCCTCTCCGCGATGACCTTATCAATGCGGAGCAGGATGTAGCGGTGGAAATTCGAGAGAAAAATTCGAGGACTCGCCATGTTCAGATAGGCGACCGTCTTACCGCCCATGTGGCCGTCCAGATTCAACGCCGCGCCGCCCATGATCAAGGCCGACTGCGCCGCCGTACTTGACGCTAGGCACCCATAAAGGACGGCCGTATCGAAAATGGCGACCGCGATAGGCGCCCTTTTCATTCTCTCACACCAGAGCTTTCGCCAATACATCATCGCGTAGAACGACTTCGTGTCTTCCCAGGAGAGGCCCGCGATTTCTTCCGGCGTCACCGGTCTTTTCAAGAATTCGGAATAGGCTTTCTGGGTCACGCCCCAGCGCGTGGGGCCGCCTCGATCGTCTGGGTCGTTCGTGTACGTCGACGACTCATTCGGGAGCAGATACGCCCGCGCTCTTTCGAAGTAGTCGCTCATATGGTGAAGCCGTCCTTCGTGATCTCATCTCGGATAGCGGGCCAGCGGTCGCCCGCGAGTTCCTTGATGGCGCTGTAGAAACGGCGAACGTCCGTTTTGAGCTTCGTTACTTCTCCTAGCGTTCCTTCTAGGTGAAAGACTCTCTGACCGAGAAGGCGCGTCTCGACGGTATTCGCTTCGACCGCTCTCACGAGATTTTTCACAGTCGTCTCGGAAAGCTCTTCTTTCTTCTGCTGAAGTTTCCAGACGAACTCCCCCACTCTGAGGAGCACCATCAGGGTCAGGAGGATGCAAATCCCCCCGACCCCGTATTCCATTTTGAAAAGCTTTTCCATTTCTATTGGTAAAGCTCGGTGACGACGATGACTCCCAAGGCCCCCGCTCCGCCGACTCGGCCGCCTGTACCCGCCGCACCAGCTGCTCCGAGGGCGCCGACTGCGTAAGCGTAAGTCGATAGAGGAGTCAGGATGGTCGCCTTGACGTAGCCGCCCGCGCCGCCGCCCGCGCCCGCGAGCTTGTTGCCCACATTTGCAGCTCCTGCGCCGCCGCCGCCCGATCCGGTATTGGCGATAGCGGCTTGTCCTTCGGCGTATGGAGAGCCAGCTCCGTCATAGCAGCCCCCAGCTCCTGCTCCACCAAACGGTGTCGAGCCCCCGGAGGCGCCTTGAATTTGTGAATTGGTCGTTCCCGTAAAACCCTGTCCATTGCCGGAGGCTCCCTGAAGGGCCAGCCCGACAGGATCCGTGCCGAGCGATGCCGTTCCGCCCGTCCCGATGCGGCCTTCCTTTCCGCCCGTTCCTCCGTTGGCTACGAGTAGGGTAGTACCGAAAGTCGTATTTCCCCCATTACCGGCATCGGCGAGACCCGAAGATCCTGAGCCTCCGCCGCCGCCGCCGCCGCCCACCATCTCGACGGCGAGATAAAGAGGAGCTCGGACCGCGTAGAAAGTTAGGGTCGCGTCGCCAGTGCCGCTTGCTTTCGTCAGCGTTCCGGAAACCGCAGGAGCGCCGTTGCCAGTCATCAGGACGAAAGTTCCGGCGGCCGTCACCGTAGTCGTGACTGTGAAAGTCACCGAGTTATTGGTATACGTCGCTCCCGCCGTCGGGGCGGTCGTAACCGCCGCGATAAAAAATCGGTAGGTGACATTATGAGTTCCGCTACCGGATGTGTATTTCGTGCGGACCGGAGGAAGCGCCTGGAGAGTCGCTTTCAGTTGAGAAAGCATCCGGGCCGACACGCCGTCGTCGAGAATGTCGGCTCCGCATACGTCGGCAAGCATCTGCGCGAGTTGCCCGGTCACCGCTGCGGACTGTCGGATCGCTTTGTTATTGAGCTTCGAACTCGCGACGCCCGGCTGATTCCCACTGGTGCGGTCGGCCGCTGCGGCATAGTCGCCCTGCGAGAGAAGATTCGTCCCGCTATCGGTCGGGCAGAAAGGTAGAAAATTATTCGTGGCCATATTCTGATTCTCCTATGTCGGGGCAAATTCGCGGACCCAGGACCCCGTGTCCCAGCCCTTCAGTAAAGTCGAATCGGTATCCCATGAAAACACGGGGCCCGAGTCTATCGAAACGAAATATCCCCGGACGCGCACGCCCTCGGGCTTCAGCGGGATATACCCACCAGTTATCAAAGCGAGGGTCAGAGAGTCCACGATTCCGCCGACGACGCCCAGGTCGTAGGACATGTCTTGGTTATCGACGATGAGAATGGTGAGCGTCGAGAAGAGACTCTCCCAGATGGCGTAGGCCCCTTCCATCGTGCCGTCCCATTGATTCGCGGCGATTTTCGCTTTGATGAGGACGCGGTAGGCGTCGTCCGGCAACACAGTGATTTCTGTCGGGACGATAGCCGAAGTCCAGGTTCCGTAGTCCCAGCCGTTCGAGAAAACGCCGTCCCAGGTGAAAAAGATTCCAGCTATGGGGATGGCAACGTCACGCGTAACGCCGACCCATTTACCGATAATATCGAGTTGGTCCCCGACGGCGACGTCCACGTCGAAGAGCGGGATCATCAGTTTCAGTAGTTCCTGAACGCGCGCGGGAACGGCGACGTTTAACGTGACGACGGCTTTGAAATCGGGCTTCTCCCGATGCTCGCTCGTGATGAGATTTAAATATTCAGCTACCGTCATGTGACCACGTAGGTGAAGCCCGTCGTCGGGGAGCAGACCGGGTTCTCGTACCAGGATAGAGAGACGTTCGCCGCCGCGAAGGCTCCCGCGTTCTTTTTCAGCTCTATCGTTGCGATACTGTAGGTCTGGCCCTGGACCGCGCCGTTAAGGTACGCGGGCGAATACATTTTAGAAAGAAGGATAGTGTCGCCGATATTTCCGGCGTTGATGACCGCTGCGACGGCCGCAGAAATCAGAGCCTCGAAATCTGTCGACCAGCCGACGCCCGCCGCGAGAGTTATTCGCACCGTGATCGTAGCGGTGACCGCGCGCTTGAAAGCGATGTTGATAGGAAGGCCGTGAGAGTCGTAGACGAGCGTCGTCACGTCACCATAGGTTCCGGTCCCGGGCGTCTTGTGGTCGAGAATCGACTGAGCGATATCCGCATTCGCGCCGCCCGCGACGACGACCGAGATGCTATGCGCGGGGATGCCGTTCGCGTCCGTCGAAGTCGTATCGTTCTCGTAACCGTTCGAGACTTTGGTGACGCCGGTCACGTTCGCGACCGCGCCGAGGGTTCCCTCGAAGACGGTCTGCGAAGGATCGGCGACCGATACGGCCTGACGAAGCCGAAGCTCCGCGTCCGTCTCGACGGCCGCACCAGGAGTTGCGGCAGCCGCGTTCGTGACCGTCTGCCAGCCGAGCGTCGGCGTGAAGATGGAAGTCACTGTCGACGCGGCGGCGTTCACGAAGCCGACGACTTGAGCTGTCGCCGTCACGTCGATAGAGCCGCCACCAGGGATAGTGACGACGGCTGGGAGATTCCATTTCTGTTCTAGGGTGTCCTTTACGACGCCTTTCGTGACGACGGTCGCCGCTGTCCCTACGATGGTGACGGTCACGGTAGAAAAGGACGGGACCTGGCGAGTCACGCCGTTGATCTTCACGTTCCGGGAAAGCCCCGTTCCTTGAGCGGTCGCCGGGGAGAAAGAGTTATAGACGGCCGCGCCCTGGACGGCCGCATCATAGTCGGCCTTTGCTTGGATCGCGACGAGCTGCCCGTCCTGGGAATCTGCTTCGAGGTAGATGTCCGCCCCGTAGATGGTCTGGAGCTGGCTTTTTCGCCACGCGAGGAAACTCGGATAGTCCGCGTAGTGGTAGCCGGTAGCGTCGATATAAACGAGATCTGAAAGTGTCATCTCAATAATTCCCGTAGTTCGAAATTTGTAACGGCGTCGGGCCGTAAACGGTATCGATCAGAAACGAGGCGTTCATCTTTCGCGTATCTGGATCGATGGCGCTCTCGTAGTTCGTGATATCCGTGAGTCCTTGGGTTCCGAGCGCTCGATTTCGGATCGTCGCATCCGCGATTTCCTGGGAATGCTTCCCGAGAATCCCCACCATGAAAGGCGTTCCCTCGTCGATGTCGAGGAACCACTCCCCGAGCCAGAGCGCAAGCCGCGTCTGGACGGCTTGACCCACGGCCGCCGGGACGTCGCGATAGAAGTCGCGCTGGCCCCCGCCGAAAATATAGTCGCCCGTAGAACTGAGCTTTCGGTTTCTCATGGAAGCGGTACTCCAGTAACGCCAGTGAATGGTGTGGATGGTACCGAACTCGAATGGGTATGGGTAGTCAGGGAGATCCCATTCGCGACGAGAGTTCCCGTCACGACCACGTTCCCCGTGATGTTTATGCCCCCGGAAGTGACCTCGATGAATTTCGACCCGGCGTCATTTCGGATCTGAAGCGCGGACGAGCTGATTCCGTTCAAGACCCGGGGCTGAGACCGGGGGCCGGGAATCGCGAAGCCGTCGGAGAGATCGTGCATCCGAGCTTCCATCGGCACGTTCGCGAAGCCCCCGTTCTGCCACCATGAGTCGATACAGCGCGAGGCGAAAAGAACGAGAACCTCGTCGCCGACGGCTACCGGAAAAGTGATCGAGAATCCCCCGGCGCTAGGGAAAATTATCGGCACGTCGACGAGCAGAGGGAGGTTGACCGCTTTCACGGCTCCGTCTTCGTCCGTGACCGTACTCTGAATGGCGGGCTGACAGCTCACCGTCATCTTCACGAGATCGACCGCTTTCACGATGGCGGGCATCGCGGTCCAGGTCCCAGCCTGACGGCCGTCCATCATCAGCCGAAGCGCGGTCTCCGTATCGTTTAAGAGTTGGTTTGCGTCCATTAGTTTCCGCTCACGCTGTTCAGAGGATTCGCCGAGATGTCCGTCCGCAGACAGACGAGACTCGAATACCAGGGAACTCCGCGCGTGTCGCCCGTCAGTTCTATGGTGAGGACCTTATAGGTTCCGTCGGCGCTGAGAAATCGCGGCGTCAGATCGTTTATCGCTTTCGTCCGGTCGTCCGTGGTCTTCGCGGCGACAGAGGCCGCCGTTATCTGGTCGAGGTTTAATTTCTGCTGCTCGACGCTCTTATTGTCGATGACGACGAGGCCGCCGATCTGGATGAAGGGATTTAGGAGGCATTTCACGTTCACGCCCCAGTTCGTCTGCTGAGGAGTTCCGATAATTCCCGTATCGCTCGTCAGAACTACGCGGGTTCCTGGGAGGTAGGAATCGACGGGAACGAAAGTTATCTTCTCATCCTGGATAGACCACGTTTTCCGCGCGGTGATGGCCGAATTTCTGAGGTAGTCTTTCGCGTTCCCGAACATGACCTTCCCGCGCGGGAGTTCGTTCGAGGGGAAATCCCCTAGGTTCCCGGGGGTCGCACCACGGGATTTCATCGCGTCCGTAGCGGCGTTGACCTGGTCTATAGGTTTTGACCCCTTCGCGAGCGTGAGATTCACGACCGAATAGTTATAGGAACGGTCTCCGTCGCCCGCGATGATGTCTATGAAAGTGTCCGTCGCATTCTCTCGGCCGAGAACGACCTGCCGGATATTTCCTCTGAAGATGACCCCGGAGTTCCCTCGATACCCGGCTTCGAGAATCACGGAAGTAAATTCTTTCCGGATAGTGAGCGCGGTCTCTTCCGAGAGGTTATAAACCCGGATGTCGGCGGTATTAGGGGTCTCCGTGTCGGAGCGCTTCACCAGGAACTTGATGCGGAGCTTCGAGAGGTCGAGAGCGTCCCGGTTTCTACTATCGAGAGAACTTATCTTTCCTACGACGAGGAGCTTACAGACACGGAGATACTGGTCCGCACCGTCTATCTGAGACTCGGCGAGGTCCGAAGCTGCCGTTCCCGCAACTGTAGGATCTTTTTCCATCTATGCGGCCACGTCCGTTAGAAAGTAGAGGTTGCTCTCGACACCGAGGTTCGTGAACGTCGGGACGGCGTTCGCGTCCCCGTCCGTGAAAACGATAAGCTGCCCGTTGATGCCTAGGTATTCTAACCCAGCGAGACAGTCCGCGCCGACGATAAGCGGGATGTTAGCCGCGAGAGGGAGTCCGGAATTCGCGTCTCCGATATCTAGGACCCAGCCTCCTTCGTCGGCCGCATTCCATTTACAGATGAAATCGTAGGTCACTCCCGCGAGCGCTATCTCGAAAGACTGGGGGATATTCTGAAGAGGTATGAGAAAAGAGGTCATTGTCCAGTCACCGCATTAGCGATTTTCTTCGCGATCGATTTCTGCCCCGCGTTCTGCGTCGCCTGAGTCGACGGGGCGAGTCTTTGCCTGGAGCGCGGAACGGAGGTCGTCGCGACAGCGACTATGATGACTTCTTGAAAAGACAGGGAGAGCGCAAGGATATTTTCCGTTTTCTTATCCGTCGTGAGCGCGATCCCCGAGAGCAGCATGTTCTTATAGAGTCTCTTCGGCGTGAATACGGCGAACGGGACTCTATCGCTCTGGAGTTTCAAGAATTTCTTATAGAGGGCGGCGAGCCCCGAAGCCGCGCCCGAGGGTAGAAGCCCGGCGAAGGAAAACTCGTTATCCTGCTGGAGAATCTGCATCGAGAGCGTCGTCGGCTCCAGATACGCGTGGTCGGTTATAGACGCCCCGGTCTGCACCGGCTGCTTCGTGATGGTGAGCGCGTCGTTCGTGGACTCCGACAGGATGACGTTTACCGAGATATCTCCGATCGTCCGGTCTTTCCCGAAGAGAGACTGCAACGTAATGGGCTGAGTGAGAAAGCTCATGGTTTAAGCAACCCCACGCCAGCGGGGCGAATCGACCCCTGCATATCTCTCACCACGTTCTGGTAGGCGTTCTGGACCGAGCTGCCAGCGGCGGCGGCATCCGGAGAGACGATATTGAAATTCGCGTTACTGGTGATCTGCTGATTCGAGTGAGATGTGTTCTGGGTATTCCCACCAAGGAGAGGCGCGCCCCCTCCGAGAGCGCCCGCGCCGAGATTGTTCGCGACGTTTGCGCCGCCGACGAAGTCCAGGATTTTCCCCCCGATACCTCCGAAGAACCCAGAGACGTGGCCCCCGAAAAGATTCCATTTAGAATCAAGAAGCACGAGGAGGCCGAGAAGAGCAGTGACCCCCGCGATGATAAGCCCTATCGGGTTTGCGGACATCGCCAGATTCAAAGCCCACTGCGCGATCGTCTGCGCTTTGGTGAAACTGACCCAGAGTCTATAGGCGGAACTGACGGCGACTACCGCCGCAGAAATCCCCAGGATCGCTCCCGCAAGGCCGACGAATACTTTCGTCGTCTCCGATCCCCAGTTGATGAGGGACTCCCCGCCTTCCCTGAAGGTCATGAAATCGTCGTAAAGCACGACGAGAGCCGTTCCGAGAGCGAGAATCATTCCAAGCGGAGTCGCAAGAAACCCGAGATTAAAAGCCTTCCACGCGACGAGAGCGCCGAGAAGAATCGTCGACCAGCCGCTCGTCGCGCGGTCTAGTTGAACGAAGAGATCGTAGACGCGAGAAAGAATAGACCACAAGCGGGCACCGAAATCGGTCGTTATCTCGAACGCCTTGAAAACGAAACTGACGAATCTCTCCAGCGCCGCCTGGATCTTCGGCATGTTGTCATATAGCTTCTTTCGGAAGATGTCCGACTGCTTCGTCAGCAGCGGGAAGAAGCGCGAGGCGACCGACTTATAGATCGCTTCGAAAGCGTATTTCGTCTTGGTGAGCGAGAAGTTCAGCTTCACCGAATCCTGGATGACCTTCACCAGATTGACGCCTGCCGCCGAGTAGGCTTTCAGCATCTCCTTTCGGAGTAGGATCGTCCGGTTGATGGCGGGAGCGACCAGCTTATATTCGTAGCCGAGCTGTTCGAAACTCTCGGAGATTTTGGAAATCCCGTAGGCGATCCCGGTCGCCGCGATTTTGGTGGACGCGTAGAGAGCGGTAACTTTCAGCGTGGCGGAGGCGATGGAACGGTTAAAGTTCGCGAGCGACGCGGTATCAACATCGAATCCCAGCGAAACGAGAAAACTCTTTATCACGTCTCCGCTCATGTGCTGCTCAGATCGAAGGCCGGTACGCCTATGGTGGAGTTCACGGCACGGTTGAAAAGGCTATCGCAGCCCGAAAGAAAATTAACCGGAAATTTGGGTTTCATCCGAATCATGGTCGCTAGTCATTCGCCTTTCTATAGCGTTTCTCGTTCTCTGCTTTCACGTCCAGGCCCTCGTTCATCTTCGCGACATCGGCGAGGTCCAGGGTGCCATCCTTGAGACTCTCGTACCTACAGACTCCTTCTAGTGCGGGCCTCATGACCCAGTCGTCCTCGTCTCCCATCTGTGCCCAGGTAACCGGCCTCTTCGTATCTACCGCGCCCCCGGTTACTTGGGCGGGCTTGCGGCGAAAAAAGAAGATAAATTGAAAACGAAAGCTCTCCCCGCTATCTGAAGCAGGGCCGCGAGTTCGAGGTCCTGCATCATCAGCATCGACCCGGAGGCGACCTTCGCCCAGTTACCGGTCGTCTGTTTCATCTCGACCGAGCCGAGAAGCCCGTAGAGGACCAGCTCCGCGTCGGTGTCGGAAAGCTTCGAGAGACCATTCATGACGGGGCCCGCGACCTTCGCGATCATATCGAGCTGGTCGGACTCCGGAAGCGAGTCGACGGATTTCAGGTCTTTAAACTTCGAAGAACTTTGAAGAGCGGGCAGGAGGTCGGCGAGAATCGGAGCGACCCGGCGCACTATGTGAAACTGTTTGAAGGCGTCGATCTTTCCGAGCTGGAACTCTCGACCCCCGTACGTGAAATTTCTTTCCATTCTTTTTCGTCCTCTTTTCGATTTTACCGAGGGCCGGATTTACCCGACCGGAGGACAGGATGAATCAAATCCCGCCCCGGCGCGCCCGGGGACGCCTCGGTGATTCTTTTTTCAGATACGGCCAGAGGGGTGTGGACCGGTTTGCTATCCGGCACCGATGAAGCCGCCGAGCTTCTTTTCGTTCCTCTCCCCAGCCGTATCTAAAACTTTACTGACCAGCTCCGAGAATCGAGTTCCCGGAGATGACATCGAATACCCATTCGTTCAAGCCCGCTTCTTTCGCGTAGTTCAGGGTCGGCGGAGTCCGGAACGCACAGTTCTGTAAGATCGTGAGGTCGTTACGTCCGGAGTCCGCTACGGTCATGGTGTTCTTGCCCCAGAGAGCGGAAGACGCGCTCTGGAGGTTGTAAGCGATCATAAGTTGCGCATTGACCGGCGAGGTCTTCAGCAGCCGCACGGTGATCTTCTTCGCGTCGGAGGCGACGAGAGAATGCTGCCCTTTGCCGTCGGCACCGATGGTCATGACGTTCTTGTCCTCGACCGGCTCGATAGAAATACCTTCTTCGGCGACTGCCGCCCCGGCCGCGAGATTAAAAACTCCGCCGGGCCCGACGAAGGCGCAGCTCACATTCAGAAACGAGTAGACCATAAGAGCATTTCCTTTCGGTTAAATTCTAACGATTGACCTGGACCTCGACGTCGAGGCTCTGGATCGCGCCCGCGAGTTTTACCGCGACCTTGATAGGCGGAGCCGCTCGGGAATCGCGCTCCGACTGGCTCTGGAGAGCCACGGGGGTCGCGTAGATATAGAATCCAGTTTTCAAGAAATCTCCGGTGTTCAATTCCCCGAAACCGTCGGCGTTCCAGATTCCGGGGGCGATGAGCTGATTCGTCACGCCCTGGCCGCAAGCTGCGGCGATGGCATTCACCAGTTGGTTCACGCCCTGGTCGGTCTGCGGAATCTTCGTCGAGGACAGATAGAGGACGTTATAGCAGCCCGTCTGAATCGCGTTCTGGAGCCAGTCGAGACCGTGGATCTCGTCGAAATAAGCGGGGCCGCTCATGACGCCGAACTGGATGATCGCCGTGTCGTTATTGTAGGCGACGAAGACGTTACAGCGTTTCGTCTTCAAGACGGCGGCCTGGTTCTCCGTCAAGTCCTGCGGAACCACGCTGGGCTCCTGTTTGAACATGAGCGTTATAGTGGTCTTGTTCCCGAGGAAGTTCACCGAGAAGGCTCGACCGAAGAAGGACGCTACGGCGTAGGCGTTCTCGCTGTACTGACAGAAGCTCTGCCGGTAACCCCCGGCTTTCATCCGGCTAGCTAGGTCGTTCGTGACGAGGGAACTCAGGACGTTCCCGTCCGTGATGGTCACGCCGAAGATGCGGGTAAGGTCCAGCGCTTCGATGAAACCCGAAACCGCGAGATTCTGGTCCGAGGTCGGCTGAACGGATGCCTGGAACATGAGGCCGTACCATCCGGCAGACTTGTTCGCGAGCGCCGCCGCGCATTCGACGGGAGACTCCGCGTCGTAACCCGCGATAAGCGCCTGGTCCGTCCCGGAGGTCAGTTTCAGAAGAGCCGAGATATCCGTGCCGCTTCCGGCCGTCGCGTAGCCGACCGACGAGGGGACCGTTCCGCCGGAGAGGACCGCGCCCGAGAGCGTGATATGACTGCTCGATTTTGCGAGCGTGAAAGAGTTTCCGGCCGTTCCGGCAAGTACCGCTACGACCGTGATGACCAGGTTCGCCCGGGTATAGACCGCGTCGTCGATGTTCGTATCGGCCGAGGCCGCGAGAAAGGCTTGAAGATTCGCCGCCGTTGCGAGAGCCGTCGCTCCGACGAGAACTTGGTTCCCGCTGGGAGACGCCGCAACGAAAGTGATCGCCGTGCCGTTCACGGTGAGCGTATCGGCCGCGACTCCGCCTGCAAGCGTAGCGCCCGAGACCGCGATGTTCGCGCCGCTCTTTAAGAGACCGTAGGCATTTCCGGCCGTGCCGTAGGCGCGCGCCGTGATGGTCGTCACGAGCGCGATGGTGTTGTAGGTACAGGCCGCGAGGTTCACATCCGCCGAACCCTGAAGGAAAGTCTGAAGAGCCGCAGCAGTCAGGAGCGCGGAGCCCGCGATCTGGACCTGATTTCCCGAGGGGGTTCCCGAGACGAAGGTAACGACCGTCCCCTCGATGGTGACGGTATCGCCGTTCGAAGGCTGACCCGAGAGCGTGATCGTTCCGGAGGCTTGCACACCATAAGAAGGATTCGTGTCAACCGTGACGGTCCCGGAAGCTTTCGCGCCCGCGCCCGAGGTCGCGCTCTTGATGGTGAAATAAGAACCGTTCCAGACGCAGGTCCCCGCGCCCGAGAGCGCCGTGGTGATGACCGAAGCGACTCCGTTTAAGTTCGTCTGGGCGGAGAAATCGAGACCGGTGAGGGTCTTCGTCACGCCGTCGATAACGATGACGAGCCCGCCCGAGGAGATGGCGGTCCAGGTCGCGAGCAGCGATTCAGCGCTCGATAAGATACCGCCGACGTTCTGCGCGGCGGAAGCCGTGCGGAGCCAGCGGCCGATCATCAGAGTCCGAGGCTTCGGGGATTGACCGAAGTAAAGAACGGCCGCGTGGTACTCGGGGGCGTCTACGCCGAAATCAGCGGCGACACCGTCGATGCCGAGGTATGTCCGGAGTCTCTCCCCGCCGTTGATGACGTTCGAATCCCCGGCGATACAGAGAACGCCGAAGGAGCGCGCGGCGGCCGCTAGGGGGCTAAGATTGACGACGACGCGAACGAGTCCCGATACGGATAAACTCATGGTATTAAATTCCTTTCAGAGAAACGAGAAGAGTCCGGGCACCGCCTTCGGCGCTCCCAGAAACGATCTTTAAGAAAGACATCCCTTGAAAATCTTTCGGGTCGATAGCCGCAAAGGTCCCCTGTGCGACCGTGTAGGAGAGCGAGCTGCCGCCCGTTCCGGTCTTTACGACGACGTAGGTCCCGGCGACCGCATCACTCGCGGTGAAAGTGACGGTCGTGCCAGTGAACGCGGCCGGGAACTGAATCCCCACCAAGGACATTCCGGCGAGCGAGATGGCCGCGCTTGCGGTTCCACCGTTCGCGATGACGACGGGGACTCCCGAGATGAGTCGCCCCTGAGACGCTAGCGAGTTAGTGATGGTCGCTTGGGCTGAAAACCCGGTCAGAAGAAATGCGAGAAATAAAAGTTTCATAGTGAGAAGTCTCCTAGCTTTCCGTGGCCCAATCAAGAAGATACGGCTCGTTCCCGACGACTGTATGAATCACGCCCGAAGCGGACATGAGAGTCGCTATCGGGTAGACGCGTTGAATTTCTCTGCGGAAAAATAAACTCATCAAGGCCCGGTCAATCCACTGCTCGTTTACGAGATCGGGGAGATGTCGAATCAGGCCGGATTCGACGAAACCCATATTAACAGAGCGGAGCGCTTCGAGGTTATTCGGAACTTGAAAGCCGTCTCGGATAAGGTCGACGATATCTATAGCGTCCGGCCCGTAGATGTGAAGACTGACTTCGAGAAGTTCGTGCCGCTGAGAAATCGTTTCGTCGTCGGAGTTCACGCCGAGATAGCCGAACGGGCCCTCGGGCGTCATGGCGTCGATGCCCATGCCGATCCAGTTCACGTCGACGTCGGGATTCTTCGGCGGCTTTCTCTGCCAGAGCGGGCGCACCAGCGTGCCGTCGAGCCCAGAAACGCCGACGACTACTGTCTGAAGAAACTGAACGAGCGAGAGCCCGCGCGGTGGAGCAGAAGACGTGACCGGCTGAAGATACGGCATCATGCGGGCCTCATCGCGACGCATAATCCTTCAGACCACCCAGCGCCCCAGCTAGACCAGTCGGCGACGGTCTTTACTTCGAATCTAGTACCCTGAAAAACCAAAATGCTGGGGTATTTCCCCGCGCCCGTCGTCTCGATCTTCGCTTTGACCCAGAAACTCATCAGATTTTCTTCGCGGAGAGCCTCGGGCGCGCGGAGAATCGTCTTATAATTCGCGGGCTGAACGGAACCGACGGTCTCGTGCGAATTATCTCTGGTGGAATTTTCCCCGAGAGAATTCACGGTCGGGACGCGCGTGACGAGCGAGACGGGCCCGACGAAATCGGGGTCCGAGAGTAACTCGCTGACGTCTATCTGGGGAGGCATCTATTCCTCCCCCCGAAGAACCCAAGTGATCGCATTCCTGAGTTGTCCGCTGACGACGAGCCGCTTCGTTCCGGCGAAGCCTTTCGACTTTCGCGCGGCGAGAGTTCCGGGAGCGAGGTCCGGGGCTTGTTCCTGCGAGTTGATGACCTTCTTGATGGAGTTCGCGGCGATACTTCCCGCGCGGTTATACGCGGGGCTTAGCGCCGAGAGTCCTTTGGAAAGAGCCCCGATAGCGGCCTGTTTGAATTGATCTGTGATGGCGTCCTGGGCGTTTCGTATCCCGATCTCCATCACAGGCCACGCGGGGATGTTATTGGCTGGCGAGCCGAAATTGTTTATCGCGAGAATCGTCGCGTTATTTATCGGGTCCCCGTCTTTCCGGGTCGTATCGTCCTCGGGGATTCCGACGAGAACGTCGTCCTTCTTGAAACGCTTCACGATATCGTTGAAGTTCTTCGTGAAGTCCGACGTGACTACGAGCGTGGGTTTCATAATTGAACGCAGCCCGCCCCAAAAATCCGCGCGAGCCGGATGAACTGTTTTCCGTAGGTCGTCTGATTCCACCATCCGGCGTCTTTTTCGGCCGTCGACGTGGTGTCGTAGCCGACCGAGACCGAGCCGACCGTCTTCGAGTTCGCGATCCCGCCCGAAGTCCCGGGGACGCCGCCGACACTTGCGGCTTTGATGCTCTGCGCTTGAATCGTCAGCTCGTGGGCGACGTAGAGGCTCTGACCGAGTGTTACCGAGTCTTTCCAGACGCAGGACCGGACTTGCCTCTCGGCAAGTCCGGCCCACATCGTAATCATCGGATCGGGGTAAACGATGGCGCTCGAGAACTCCGGGAAAGATGTCCGAAATGCGCCGACGTTAAAGGACATGGCTTATCGGCCCCCGGATTTCTTTTTCGCTTTCTTCTTGGCTTTCTTTTTCGGCTCTTCCAGGAAGTCTTCTTCGGATTCGGCCTCTTCTTCAGTGTCTTCGTCGGCTTCGTCTTCTTCCGACTCTTCGTAGTCGTCAGAGACGTCGCCGATGATGACGACGGGGAGGGCCTCGACCTTTTCTTCCACGGCTTCCGATTCAAGCGCCGCGAGAAGTTTCTTGGAAACCTTCGGGGCCTCGTTCTTTTTAACCTCTGGGGCCTCGAAAACGAGTCCCATCTTCACGAGTTTCAAAAGATACGGGTCCTTTAGGGCTTCCTTGGGAACTTCGTGGACGCCTTTCTTATAGTCCTTCCCGCCCACACAATGGGCGGACTTGAATAGCAACATCATGATTCGGTTTGTCCTTTCTACTGCTTTTTAGATTCCGTCCGCATATCTGGCCGTTTCCGGATACACGAACTCCATTTCGCCGAACGCCCAGACGTAGGGAGCGGCGAAGCGGATTCCCTGGTAGTACGCCGTCTCGCGACGGATAGGCACCATGGGGAAACGAACCCGGTCGAGTTCGTTCGTATAGACCATCATGCGGTCGGTTCCGTCGACGCCCGCGCCCGGCAACCACTTGAGGGGCTGGATGTCGAGAGGACGGCCGTTGACGTTGTTCGCGATCGAGTTCTCGGAGAGGAACTTCAGGACGGACGAGTTTCCGGCCGAGCTGATGAGCTGAGACGCGAGATACGAATACTGCGCGGGCGGCAGGAGCAGCTTCGAGGGGAGAACCGAATATGCGGAAGCGGCCCACGAGCCGTTGAGTAATGTGTCGACGTCCTTCAGCATCTCCGGCGGGGTCTTGTTGATCCAGAGCGGAGATCCCGAAACGCCGTTCGCGACGGTCGTCGCGGTGACGTCGGCGTCGTTGATGAGGCCCGTCGCGCCGACATCGGCCGAACCGATGTACACCATCTGGTCGGTGTTCATCTGGTAGAGCTGATTCAGCGCGTAGAGCTTCTGAACGTCGATCGGCTGCTGCGTCCGTTGCGAACGATTCAGCTCGATGGACGTATAGGAAATCTCGCGAGCGAGAGGACGGAGAGGCTTCAACAGCTTCTCGCCATTGACCGAGACTCCGAGGATCGCACTCGTCTCCGGAGAAATCCAGGGCATGTTACCCACGGAGTTCTGGAGAGAACCGGCGCCGCCGAAGCTCTGGCGCGTGAAGCTCGTCGATTCGAACTCCATCGTGATGCCAGGGCGCAGGTTGATGTCCCGACCCCAGGTCACGCTGACCAACGGTTCGTGGAGCTTCGGATCGAAGTTCTCCAACTGGTTGAGGAAGTAAGCCAGCTGGCTATCCCGGGTACGGTGCGGACGGGGGCGGGGCTGGAGTCTGTTTCTCATATTGAAGAGATCCTCTCTGAAAGGGTTTGAAAGATTTTCTTAGTTCGCGACTAACCGGAGTTCCGCCATGCCGTCGACATCTTTGCCGTCCGTGGCCCATTCCGCCTGGTTCGCGTCGAGCGCGACGCTGTTCGTGGAATCGGAATCCGCTTCGAACGCACCAATGGGGCGATCAGTCGCGGAAACGATACGGACGTAGACGACGCCGCCCCGCGCAGGCGTTCCGGCCGTGCACTTGACGATGACGAAACCGGAGGTCATTAATCCCCCGACTTGGTCCGGGTTCGGAATATTTTCATCGACCGAAGAACCCGAGATGCCGGGGACTTCGCGAATGAGGACGCCCGCGAACGCTGCCTTCGTGAGGCCGGTCGTCCACTGCTGGATTCCGCCGGTCACGTAGCGCATGGCTTCGCCGAAGCGCTGAACGTAAACGGAAGCGAGAGCGACGAGAGCCGCAGGCGCGATGACGGAAACGTCGGGACGGGACACGTCTCCGGCGAAACCTACGGGGGCATTTTTAAGATAAGCGGTCATAGTTGAAACTCCTCTTTGAAAGGTTGAAAGGTTACTTCCGGCCGAAGCGTTTCGCGTTCGCCTCATTGATCATCTCGGGCGTCGTCGCGGAAGAGCCGTTGCCGTCTTCTTCCCCGAAACCGTCCTGAGTCTGCGTCTTGGTCTTCGCGAAATCGCTGGTGCGGCTCATCTTCAGAAGCTCGCTCGCTCCGACGAACAGGGTCGAGACTTGATCGGCGTCCTTCAGGTTCGGCTCTTTGCCGTTCGTCAATTTCAAGATCTGAGCCTTGCCGTCCTTCGTGGCGTAGGCGGCTTTCACGGCGCGCGCTTTCACGTCGCGGCCTTCGGCCTTCATGCCGGGGGCGAGAATCTCGACGCGGGAGGCGAGTTCTTCATCCTCTTCGTCCGCTTTGGAATCGCCGACTTTCTTTTCGACCTTCTTCTCTTCGCCGTAGGAGTCTTCCGATTCCTCGGACTCCTCTTCGCTGTCAGCGTCGTCCGATTCGACTTCTTCCTCATCGTCTTCGTCCGACATGAGGGCGTCGAGCTTCTGTTCCAAAACGGAGAGACGCTCTTCGACGCTCAAGACCGGGGCGCCCGAGGGGTCGGCCATCGGGTCGGCGTCTTTCGATTCCTTTTTATCTTCTTTCTTCTCGTCTTTCGGATCAGCGTCCTTTGACTCTTTCTTTTCTTCCTTCTTGTCGTCTTTCTTTTCGGGGAATTCGTCGGCGCACATCTTCATGGCCTCGTCTTGGGCTTTCACGAAGAGAGCCTTGATCCGGTCTTTTAATTTCATCGGGGAACCCTTTCCTTTTTGATCGTTTATAGCGTAGGAGGAGCCAGCGCGGCCTTCCTCGACGAGAGCGAGATGGTTCCCGACGATATTTCGTCGCGTTCCTCGGCCAACTCCAGTCTGATAATATTCGGCATTATAACCACAGGAGACTTCGCGAAGTCCCCCTTTAATCTGACGAATCGCTTCCGAATCCTTCACCAGAAGGTCGGCGACGAGATCTGATTCCTGCTCGCCCACGCCTCGGCGGACGTCGCTTAGGATTCCCTTGGTGAGAGAAGCGTGGTTCTGAGAGTCGACGAATTCGGACGGATGGCGGACCGTGATGTCCTTGCCCTCGAAGGAGGCGATGGTCTCCGGTCGGAAGAGTTCCTCGGCCGTGTTCTCGACGAGAATCTTTCCGTCCGGCCCGGCTTCGAGAACGGCCTCGCCGTCGTCGTGGACGAGTTCGGAGGCGAGGTATTCCATCTCCCCGAGACGAGCTATCGAGACGCCCACGCAGACGAGAAAGCCTTCCGGCGTCTCATGCATGTTCTCCGATAGCTTCGATGTCGTGAAGAATTTCATCAGTTAAGAAGAAATCAGGTCGCAGCCGCCGAGCCGCCCAGGTAGACCCATTTCGAACCGACCGCCATGAAGATCGCGCTATGGTCGGTCGCGGAAAAAGTCAGAGTCGTGGTGCCGGTCGGAGTGTAGGCGCCGGAGAAAGCGATGTTGGTGCAGGCGAGCGTCACGGCGTTCGTGGCGGTCGTCATCTTCAGGATCTTTATCTGTCCGTCCTGAGAAGAAGGAGCCGCGAGAGTCGCCGCGTAGGGCGCGCCCGCCGCGTTCGCGAGAACGGTGAGCATCGACGTCGTATTGATCGCGCCCGCGACGGAGACCGTCTGCGAGAGCGGAACGAAAGTCGCGTTATTAAGCGCAGCGAGCTTATTAAAAGCCTGAAGAACGGTGTCAGCAGAAGAGACAGTACCAGCGGCGATCGATAACCCGGAAAGCGTCGCGGTGAGCGCGGAAGCCGTAGCGACTGACCATGCTGGGGAAGAGATAGTGCCGGTGTTCGAGTAGAAAGCGCCGTTGCTCGTTCTGACGTAGAAGGAGCCTTTCGCCGCGACGTTAAGTCCGGTCGTTCCGTCTACGGGAGCGCCCGCGCCGGTCATGAAGACTACGTTCGTGGTGCCGGGAAGAGGGAGAACGGTTCCGACGTTGATAAGCTGATGCTTCTCCCCGAACTCGTTTACGGTAGCGAGCTTCGAAGGTCCCGCGCTCGCGAGACTCGTTAGGAGAACCGTGAAGAGAAAGAACAGGCGCATGGGAAAACCTCTTGGGTTTAAATGTTTCGAAGTCTCATCGGCTGAAAAGCGTATGGGCATAACTCTGATGAGGGAGATTCGGTTTGTCTAGTCGAGATTTCACTCGTTATCGAAAACGGGCTCCGGGAAACACCGACAGTTGGGAAAGGTTCCAGGGTGTCCGGTCATCCCGTCACTCAATGTGGGCGGGGCATCCCAAGAGAATATCATACCCTGAAGTTTCCGCCCCCGATAGATCCGGTGCGACTCGCGGACGGCCTCATCACCAGAGTTGTGCCATCGGTACTGGCCCGAGCCGACCGCGCGGGCTCTCGCTTCGACGAACGCGGAGTTCGCGCGAGCGGTCTCCGTGCGCGCGATGAGATAGGCCCGAGACGTTGCGGCCTGCGTTGAAAAACCCATCTCTTCTTCGAGCTGCCTGATGGTGTCCGTATCGGCTTCGGCGCGCGTCCCCGTGAGGACGGCCTCGAAAGCTATCCGCTGCGCGCGCTGACCGGCTTCGAGCGGGATGGACTTTATCAGCTCGACCTGTTCGTCGAGCAGCGCGTAAGCGATACCCGCGACATCCGAATCGCCTAGACCGGCTTTCAAGGCGAGGCCCATCGCTTTCGATTTTTCCTGGTACGCCCGCTTATTGGATCTCTGGACCTGCTCCAGAAGTTTCGCGCTTTGGCGCGTCGCCCAGGGACCGAGCTTTCTCGCGTAGGCGTCGAGTTCGGCGGTCATCGCTTCGTGGTTCAGGAGGACCGCGCCGCGCGCGTGCATCTCCACGATGTGCCCGGAATACTGCGCGACTTTCTTAAGCTGGCGATAGAACTCGTTCTCGGCCGCGCGCGAGGGCTTAAACTTTCCTCGGATCGTTTTCACGGCATCCGTGGTGAGAATCATTTAACGCGCTCCGAACCAACGCCGCCAGGCCGCGAGCTTCGCGTCAGCCGCCTTCGTAGGTACCACGTTTGTGGTATCGCCTTTTTCCGGTACCACGTTTGTGGTATCGCCCGGAATCTCCGCGTCTGGCGCGGGCGGCGGCTCTTCCTCCGCTTCGATAACTTCCTCGTCCGTGATGTTCGAGTAAAGACCCGTCTCGGTCGACATCGCCCGGAGGTCCTTCACGGCTGCAGGTTTCGAGAGGAGCCCGGTATTGAAGGCTTCGACGACGCTATCCGTGTTCGTCTTCGCGACGGTCGCCTTATCGAGAGCGGACATCTGCCAGAGCGGCGTGAACTTGAATTCTAGATCCTTCGGCGCGGGACTACCGAAAATGGACTGCCAGCAGACGCGGATCAAAGTCTCGAACGGAGAACGAAGCCGCGCCTCCTGCTGGGCGTTGATCGAATCGTAGTACATCCGGAGGTCGCTCTCGCCGGTCGCCGAAAGCCCCGCCGGGCTCTGTCCGAAGAGTCTCACCAGGGGGATGTCGCAGGCGCCCGAGAGCTGCTGTCCGAACTGAAGGAGCATGTCCGAGAGACCCGCGAAGGAGTACGACGTGCTCTGAAATTCGTCTAGCTTATCGAGCAGCGTGATGCCCTCGTTTACCTGCATCGCGCGCATCATCT